AATATGCTGTATAGATTAAATACATAGCTAGGCATACTAGCAGGGGATTGCATACTTACCTGACCTGCACCTCTTTTCCTAATTATCTGACCCGGCTGATTATGAATTTGGTCTTGTACGTCTGCTGTTTGGTCTACAACCCACATTGGATTAGACATAAGGTGCACATTATCCATTACTTGGCTTGAAATTCGGTCTAGGGCGAGGTTTAAATGCTTTAGCCTACGTGGTTCAGGTCTGCCCCAAAACTGATGAGCAGAGCCCATATTTTTCATATGTATGAAAGGGAATGGATGAGATATATGATTCTGTTGATTAAAGAAAGGATACTTGGTGTCCCCATCAAATAAAAGAACATTACCTGCTATACAAACCTTTCGCACTCCAACACGCTCTTTGTTAGGGTCTAAGTCTTCATTGTCATTATGTTCGCTTTGTACGTAGTCTTTTGAGTTATCACGTATATAAGCCTCTATAAATAACACGCTTTCTTCTTGGTCTCTGTAAGCCTGAGACTTAGACCTGTATATGTCGCTACCCTCATCACTATTAACAGCAACAACGCTATCAGAATTTTCACGCCTTACTGTTTTATGTGCTTTGAACTTCTCTAGTTCTCTGTCGCTTTTGACATATTTACCTAACTTGGGGTACATCTTTTTAATTTGATACAATGGTGTAGGAGATGCGTAAATAACCCACTCGGCATTCTCTAGTTTAGTTGCTGATGGGTTTACAAAAAATGTGTATGGGTCTACAATATCACAATCAGGCAAATCATCGTATTCATTATAACATAACTTCATCACTCCCGTCCCATACACAAGGTAATCTAATAATAACTCAGAAACTAAGTTCTGCATATCACGAAGTTGCCAAAATTCATCCATTACTGCTTGTAATGTGTCAGCCATCTTGTAGTCAATAGGGTCATTCCCTACAGCTAATACATCTAATTTAGGTTGTTGTGAGTTTAAAATAGGTATCATAGTGTCTATTGCACTACCAATTAGGTCAATAGTCATCTTATTTCTAAAATTAGGCATATTAACGCCTTCCCAATGATGCCCGTGATACAATGCCTCTGCCTCACGCCATTCGGTAAACATTTCCTGTTTACTCTCACGTGAAAGTTCAAACATTGCCATTACTTTAGATATTACTGCCTGTTGTTCTGTTGTCGGCTGATAATCACTACTTGGTTCTGAGGGGTTATACATATTATGCCCTTGCGAAGTTTATTCCTGTTTCAAGGATGGTTAAAGGGTCAAACTCTGTAGACTCACAGGTCGCCCTAAGTAAAAATATTTCGTTCCAAGAGTTTTCAAATTGCACACAAGCATCTTCGCCTGCATCAATCATCAGGTCTTGTAAACGATGTATCTCTTTGACCTCTTCACTTGAGTGGTCTACACTCAAATCCCACTCCTGTTTATCAGGATTCCACGTATATGTTTCTTTAGACACTACGCTAAACCCCTATAAAGGTTTTCATTTTTCTGCAATAATTCAATTTCTTTTTCTATCCACGTCTTTTTCTTTTCTAATTGAGGTTTACCGAGGTGCATCAGACCATAACGCAAACTATCCAAGGCGTGGTCGTTGCCCTCTGTATCCAAATCCTCAACCTTTGATTTACTATAGATAGCTGTCGCAAATTCTTCAATTAAGTTAGTACAATTCTTAAAGATTTTAATATCACCACCCTTTTTGTCCTTAGAATTATTTTCCTGCAAATATTCACGTACTAAATTCCATCCTGACATCCGATTATTATTAGCCCTAAGTGTAGGGATACCCTTAAATAGCATTATATCGGCTATACTTTGATTGGTCGGGGCTATTATATCTGACCTGTTTGTATTTTGGGGGTTGCTTATATACGTAGACGGGTCAATTATTGTAGCCATATAGTCCTCGTCCCCTGAAAGTTCTTTTATTTTAGCTATATGATAATGTAATTCCTTGCCTGCCTCATAATGTTCTCTATAAACGTGGACGTTTTGGTCATAATCTACTGCAAACCAAAGGCAAGCGAATGGAGCACGCATCCCATAGTCAATACAACGATAGCGATACCAAGAATCGGGGATTTCATAAGGTTCGACAACGTGTTGGTCTCGTTTAAATGTACTAAAGAACTGACCTTGGAAGACATCCCAATCCCCCTCGAGCCACATACGCCTAAGTTCCTCAGGTAAAGTTTCTAATTGTTTAACATAATCGGGGTCAGACTCTACTAATGTAGGATTATCATATATAGTAGATGGTATAAAACATTGAGTACGCTCATTCTGACCTGTGATTATTGTATTCGGCTCTTTTACAAAGCGTTTTTTAACCCAATTATGTCCTTGCCCCCCGGGATTAGTCGTGAGAAATATCCTAGGGGGCATCTCGGGGTGTG